GCCTAAAGACTACAGGTTAAGAGCAGTGTCGGCATCACCGACAACAAGATCCTCACCACCAGTCAGAGCAAGAGTAGCTCTAATAGTGCCGTCAGACATGTTGGGGGTAACCTTAACGTTCTTAAATACACCTACGCCTTGGCCTTCATGAGCAACAGCAAAACCGTAGCGCTCACGAACCTTAACCTTGACTACTTCGACGCTCTCGTCTCTCCATTCAACGGTAGTAGGCTCTTCATCCACAAGGTGGAATCCAACATTACCAGAAGAAAGAAGGAAGACATCTCCGACCTGGTTCTCAGGATCGAAGGTACAGAGCGGAGAAACCACAACTCTAAAGTTGAATGGGAAGTAACTTGGCATCTGCAGTGCAGAGTTAGCCTGAAGGCTACGCTCTGCAAGTGCGGTCACAGTTTCACCGTGAGCAACACCACCAGCACCGCCACCAGTACCTGCCCCAACCCCAGGACCAATTCCGCCAGGAACGATCTTGTGACCAGTAGTAGGACCAGCTGCACCCATTGCACCATTAGACCATGGATCTCTGCCACCGGGACTTCCGCTATACATGTTATACCAAGCGCCACCACCGTGAGCGAGCATCATAGCTCTCAGCACAGGGTCTTGCAGGAATGCATAGTAGAATAGTGGGTGACACAATAGTACGTCAGGAGCGAATCCCTCTTCTGCCATATGAGCCATGCCACGCATGACATTATCCATATTCAGTGACCCGTTGTAGGTCATGGCACCATCAACGCCAGTGGTGACGCCAAAAAGAGACTCTGTAGGACTCAAGTTATCATAAAGTGAAGTACCCAGAGCATTGAGGAAAGCCACTGCCTTCTGCTCCTTATGGCGCACAAGTGCGTTACCCATAAGTCGAAGGTTTGTAGCCATGATATCCCAAGTAGAGTAACGAAGAGCTTCGTCCGTAAACGAAGCAGCGATACCCGACTTCCCGATCCATGCAGTACTCACGGCACCACCGATCTGGAAGTTAACTTCTGGGTAAGTACCATGCTCTTGAATATCTTGAGCATATACGGCACCAATGGCCCCAGCAAGCACCTGAGTGTTCAAACCTTTGGCTTGAACCCTATTATATAAACCAGTAACAACCGCAGCGGGTTCGACTGGCTCTCTAATGAGAATCTCCATAGACTTCTGAAGAAGCGGAGTAATCTCAGAGGAGCGGACTAAGTCCTGATTTCTAGGCGAAATAGTCTCTGCAAAGGTAGACCATTCAATTCTATCTTCAGAATCGGGGATCTGGCCTCTGTTTCGAATAAGATCGGCCACATAACGAGCCGCCGCATTCTCACCGGAAGGCAATGGCAGTTCTGTTCCATCAACTAGTTTTAAGTTCATGATAATCTCCTTTACTGAATCTTGAGGTTACAAACAGCGACCTTGTCCGCGATGGGAGAACCACCTGCGTTCTGGCTGTTGATTGTGATTAGATCAGTGAAACCCTTGGTTGCGGTACCGGGCATTTGATCGGCTGCACCGAAGCTAGTACCATTCCAAGCAGTCCGTACTCTATCAAGCAAGCCTTGAGGCTGTTCGATAATAGCTAGACAGCGACCTACACAGAGAGACATATCAAGTCCAGCAACGCTGTCAGCAGCACCTGCAAGAACCGTCAAATTACTTTCTGTATCAAAGGTCAAATAATCACCAGGGAATACTTCTCCACCACCCATGTTTACATGTCTATGAGCATCAGCAACACTAGCAGTAGCATAATCGTAGTACAAGATTGCATCGCCAGCAGTTGATGGATCAGTAGCGCCATCAGCAGAGAATACAAAAAGCATCCCTACGGGAGCATCCCAAAACCAATCACCTGCTTGAGAGAGACGGCTAATAGCGGTTCTCTGTCGAACAAGCAAGTTGCCAGTACTATTCTCTACTGGAGTTCTATCGGTATGTGCAGCGGCAGGTAGGTTTGCTACCTGATAAGCTACAACCGGTGTAACACCTGCAGTAATATTCGCAGCATAGCGATCAAGGGTAACGAGATCGGCACGAGTCAAAAACAACTCTGTTCCACCAATACTCGCATCAGGGAAAGCCTCACCAATTGAAGTAGAGGATCCAGCAGCCCATGCAGTGGCAGCATTAAGGTCATTAGAGGTAACTACATGGTCTGTCATTACAGGAACTTGTAGCTGAATATCAGTAAAGAACTGCACAAGGTGCTGCTTCTGATAGTTGACCTGATTTAGCTCTGCAGCAGAATCTCCAGCCCATGCATAAACGTCATAAGCGCAAATGCCTACAGGCTTGGAGATAAATAGGCCAAGAACAAGTCGGACATCAGCAATAAGGCTAATATCAAAACCAGTTAAGGTCGTACCAGCATAAGCTCCTGGAGTGTTCTCACTTTCGAGAACCCAACCGTTTTCAAGAACGGCTGTTGCTAACTGCGCAGCAGTTACGTTACCACTGTTCCAGAGACCATGCGTACTATCGCATCCATCTCCAGTTCTAATATCAATCGTTCCGTGATCAATATCGGCTTGAGTGTAAGTAAGTACAGTCGTACCTACGAGAGCAGCGGAGTTAAACACCGTTGCTAATCCTGCAGGAACAACTCTTCCCGTTCTGTCTAAAGCCACAACCTTTCCACTAGAGATTACAAAGTAATCTAGAGAAGCTGTTCCCTGCCACTGAATGGGCAGCCACGCAGCGGGCTTCCACTCGCCAGCAGGAACGGAAACGTTTGGCTGTACAACATTATTGGGAGTTATACTGTCAAATACATCGTTTCTGGTTTTAAAAGTTCCAGAAAATCTTTTAATTGTCATGTTACTCTCCTAAATCTAAGATTCGTTGAGTTTACTGGGGTGAAAACCGCGTGGTAAGTAACGTCTCCTAGACTGTAAATACCGTTCAGCAGCGTTAGCTCCACCGTTTTCGACTATATCGTTATAACGACTTATGATTGATTGTTCAAAATTTCCTAATTGCTTAAATCTTATGCCAGCTGGGGGGCTAGAATCAGATGTGGCAACCGATGGGTTTTCCACCTTTTCACAAATAACAGTTTCAGTATCCTCTTCACCATTGTCAATAGTATCAAACCAAGTACATAATACTTCAAGTCGATCATTCGAATCCACCTTCGAAAAATCTTTACCATGCACAGTAGCTAATACTTTAATCACATTCGCAAGCTTAGTTTCAAGTTCTTCAATTTTATTTAAAGAAGAAACATAATCTTGCTTCAGTTCTGACAAGGTGTCGCTATCAGAGTTGCAGTCCATGCTCTTCGCCTTGCGATTAACACAAGCCAAAACTTTTGCCTTTTGATCACTGGAGAGCTTTGCCCTACCAATCAATCTGCGAGCTGCAGTCACATGAGCGCAATCCGGAACTGGAAAGCTTCTTTCGGGTCCACAAAAAGAAGAAGCTGGTAGCTTCTTTCTCTGTTCAGTGGAAAGCTTTGCATCTCCGACTTCAACAACGAGTGCATTTTCCAAAAGATACCAGTCAATATCTGAATCATCCACTACGTCTAAGTCGTATACCCCATCCTCGTTGGTCCGGTTGCATACTTCTTCGTCTTTAGTGGTTTCTTCAGTTTTTTGACTGTCGGCCTGAACTTCCTTGTCTTCAAGGAGTTCACTCCCGTTTTCATCTTCTGTCTTTTCTTCGTCATTGTTTACCTCAGAAAAAATACCAAGTTTCTTAAGTTTCATTATTAATGTAGCAACAAGTTCATCATTTACTTCTAAAACAGACTCATCTGTTTCTTCAGTATTCCCCTGAACTTCTTCTACATCTTCTTCTACATTATCAGAAATTACCGCTTCAGTTTCTTCTGCTATATCTTCTGCAACCAAATCGGTATCTTCTGATAGAGAATCTTCACTATTTTCAGTAGATACTTCAGAGACTTCAGAATCTTCAGCAGAGGATTCAACGGGAATTTCTTCAGAAGTAGTTTCTTCTATAACTAGATCACTGTCTTCTGACATATTATTCTCCATAACGTTATAAGTTGAATCTGTTAAATATATAGTATCCAAATCTATTCTGCAAGTATCTTCGGTATTTGGAATATTTTTATTATCACTTGTTAAATGCATAGAAAGAACTTGTGACAAATCATCAGCAGGCATATTGACTACTGATCCTTCCATTACTTCAAATTTTCCTGTAACAAAAACGCAAACATCTTCATCGTAAATCTTACCATGACGATGATCGCAAAAGTCACCTACTGCCCAATCAGAATTACATATACTACAAACGTGTCTATCGGTGGTACTGCCTGCTGAAAAAGT